AACCGCTCTGCGGCTTTCCCATTTTGGTTTTGTAGCCATTTTTCAATTCTCCTTTCCTGTCTCATGGACAGCACGGACAAATCCGCAAAAAGAGAGGGGGCCGGTTAAGGCCCCCAAAAGTTCATTAGTTAATAATTGCACTAGGTGGTTGATCACCAGCATATCTCGCCGGCAATAGATAATACATCACCGAAAAGAGATTCAGTGCATTGCTGTCGCCTACGATAATGCTGTAACAATCATAAGTCGCACCGTGCAACCCTGGATCGATTTCGCACACGAACATCTTGTGCGTTAAAGTCGCCGAACTGGTAAAGTTTATCGCATCGGCTCCCCGAACCAGTAGATCGGTGGTAGCTAAATCCTCGTTTGTCCACCAAGGGATAGCAGTCGCAATAGCCACATTTCCAAGCGGACCTACGTCTGTCGCCCTTTGAGGTGACAATAGGGTTGTAGCTGCATGACCTTGAGCAATGTGAACCACGATCCACATCTTGTGATAATTCTTGAGGGAAACCCAGTCGCCAGTAATTGCTCCAGCACCCGATACTTGCGGCTCGCATCCCTCAACGATTTTGCAATGTTCTGGAAGTGTAAACATTATGTTCTCCTTTCCAAAAGAAAAGGCCGCCCGAAGACGGCCTCTCTCGATTAAGTTATGCTAGCCTCAATTACGGACGACCAGCAAGGGTAACAAAGTGTGACAAGGTGTTTCCCGATCCGCTGAATGGAGTAATCGGACTTGCTAGTTCAGGCTGTCCGTCAAAGCGATACACAAAACGGAATACGCTCTCATCATAGTAAAACTTCACATGAATCGAAACCGCACTCTGCATTCCGCCCTTGTCAATAGCAATGTACTTTGACCAATCCGCAAATATCACATCCCCGACTGTCCCAAGGGTTGAACATTGCTCCAACGGAATAATCGGACGACCGAAAAGCGTATTATACGGCAGACCCGAAATCCCGCCAGCAGGCATGAAAATAGCCGTGCCACCGAACCCAACGGTGATTCCCATGTTGAATAATTGGGGCTCGACATCCTGGTTGATGTGCCATATCGCGTTTTTGCGCGAGGAGGCAATCATACGGGAATACATTTTTTCGATATTCGCGCTATCGATAGTGGTGTTCGCCTGTCCGGTTTCCTTTGCTACTGTAACAAGGCAGGGACTCGCCAAAATTCCCAAAGGCTGTCCCGCTCCGGTGCCGCGAATCAGGGCGTCAATCAGTTTGAACTGCATTTCCGATGCAAAAGCTTTCCGAATGTAACCTTCTAGCGCGGGGGCATCCTCAAGGAGCTCATCCGTGGCATAGATTAACCCGACTAGCTTTTTCAGGCTCAATTCGATTTGCCTGTAATCCGGGGTGCTTTCGGTTTTCTGCCCAGCTTCGGCTGCCCAGTACATCTGAACCCCACCGCCCCTAGAACCATCGGCTCTTGAGGTTTCGTTGATTGCGGGGATCTTCATGTTGTTGCCCTTGGTGATCGACATCTTGTTGACTTTGCCCAACAGGTCGGGGTCATCCCAAACCGTCTGGATCAACTGGTTTGCGAAATTATCCTGGAGCAAAACGGTTTATCCTTATGCTTTCACATAAGGCCGGACTATATCTTCAAAACTTGCAGAAGGATTTTTCGGGAAATAGCCCAAGATTTGAATCGGGGTTTCATTTTTGTATAATCTTCTTATCCACCATCCAATGCTTCCGCCACTATTGGTATTTGGATTGGAAGAAAACCCACATTCCCGTGCTATTTTCTTAAAACTCCATCCTTTTGCTCGAAGCTTCAGCATTTTGGCTGCCATTTTACATTTAGACTCTATACTATCCATGGCTTTGCGCTGATGCGCTTCTAGTTCTGCCTTGCGTATAGTCTCTGAGGTTCCCCGCTTTTGCAACTTTAAGCATTCTTGGATGATTTCAATTTCTCTTTCGGTGTAGGCGATTGCTCCCCCCTTGCATCTATCTAATTTCCATAATCTTGAAGCGAGAAATTCATTTATTAATTCGCCTCTCTTCTTTTTCATGCCAGTTAAATAGGGAAGTATCACCTTTAAAACTCTATATAATGGACTCATCCTATGTATCGTAGCAACATAAGCCTCTTTTTTTCTGCTCCCATTATACTTCTTGTATTTTTTGGCTTTTTTTAGATAAGGATTGCTGCCAAGTTTATTCATAATGGCAACATATTTATCTATCATTTCCTCATCTGTATTAACCACGTTCAATTCAACCTTGACTGTTTTGCTACTACTGTGAGAACGATTCCTATACATAGAGATTCCAAGATAGCCTTCACCATCAATAAATCCAGCTAACCATCCAATTTCTTCGCGGGTTACCTGCTGATTGTCCATTTCGGGTTTTCCTGTTGCCATACCCTCATCCCCCAAGATTGTCGCCTTGGTAGCACTTGGGGCTTTAGGAGTTTCCAGCACACGGCAAGGTTTATGGTGAGCATTTGCCATTAGATATACCCACCGCCACTGGCGATCCCTTCGCTCAAACCTGTGGCTCTAACTTCTGCTATCAGTCTCGGATCAGATCTCAACCTGGGATCCACCCATCCGCCATCCTCGCAAGCCACGACAATAGCCATGAGCTGCTCGCCCAAAGTTCTGAACGAATCTGAGAAATCCGAATCGGTAATCCTTGCGCCCGTTCCGTAGGGAACTGTTCGCTCTTCCGCTGGATCAATCTTCGGAGGCGGTTTGATAGATGTGTCTTGCTCTTTTGCCAAAGAAGCGGTTTTTTCCTCAAGTGCAATCTGCTCAGTAATATCATCAACGCGAGCTTGGATTTTTCTGATGAATTTCCTTTCCTCTTTGGTATACTCTCTGTTTTCTTGGATGCACTTGGTCTTGATGTCACTGAGTTGTTTCATCAGCTCATCAATGGCTTCGCGCATCTGAGTAAGGTCCTTCATTTCTTTCCCCTTTCCAATAAAAAAACCGCCCAATTCAAGGCGGCTCTTTTATTAGTATGTGTTGTATATCGGATTTTAGAGTTCCGATATTTCGATTTCCCTCAATCTAACATCTAGCTGATTGAGGCGTTCCTGTAACTTGTCAGCGTCGGCTGGCGTTACATCCTCCTCGCCTTCGAGGGTCGCCTCAGAAGGCTCGGGTTTGGATGCCTGATTCTCTTTGCGCCACTCTTTGAGAGAACGCAAAGCAACTGAAGTATCTGGATAAGCCGGGAAAGTTACCGGCGAAATATCGAAAAGCCTGTCAACTTCAACTATGGTTCGCGTGACAAATTCCTTCTCTTTCTCTTCCTTCCATTCCTCGATCTTGACCAAGAAGCCGAAGGACATTTCCTTGATATCGCCACGTTTCATCGGGGCAAGAACCACATCCCTGATATATTGAGTATCCGGGGGATTCACTTCGCTCAATAAACCCTTTTCATCTTCTTTCAATTTCAGGGTTCCTGCCGATTGCCGCCCCAAAATAATGTTGGGATCGTGATTGAATAACGCCCGTGCATCCGAGCTTTTCAGGGCTTTCTTGAAAGCTCCCGGTGCGATCTTTTCCCTGAAACCCATCATAGGTTCTGAAAATTTATTGAATACTGCGGCATAGCCGATTATTTTCGGTGAACCGTCATCTTCGATCACTCGCACTTCTTCGATAGGAAAAGTCCGTTGCTCGTAACCTGGAGGAGTTTCCATCCTTCCGGGTCCGGGTCTTTCCTTCCTTCTCATCGCCCCTCCGCATTCCGAGCATTCCAAATCCTTGCAATGCTCATCGGTTTCAACCGTATGGCCGCATTCGATACATTCGCAGGTGTATTTCTTGTCGTCCTGCTTCGTTTCCACCCGTTCAATATCGGGAGCTTTGAAGGTTAAATTTGATTCATCTGCAGGTGAATTGGACAAATCGGTATTAATATTTTTTCCCTCTGATTCGGATTCCCCTGCAGCCTCGAATGTTCCTTCCTTTTCTTTACAATGTGAACGGGCAGCATCAGCACTCCATACATCTTTGGGATATCGCAAGGCTTGAATTTTAGATTTTCCGCCTTTGATTCCGTAAATTACATCGATGCATTTTTCGTCATGCTTCTGTTCGCAATTTTTCCGATTAAATTTGTCGAATTTATCGGGGCTTTCTAACCTACATGCGTGTTCGTTTGGATATGGCATTTTTATATTCCTCCTTGGCATTCAAATATTTCCGCCGATTACTACCGGGCGAATTGTAAATGGTTCCTTTTTCGTTTCGGACATACTGCCTTATCTGATGAGCATAATCGCCATAAAGCTCCCTTCTTATGGCTTTAGCTCTTTTTCCTCTCA